TGTTCAAAGACATCTCCGTGGCCCAACAGGGGGCCGATAAAGACCCTGCAACGATGAGCGATGAGCAGTTGGTGGAACTATGTGAGTCTGCACCACTACTGCGCTCCATGCTTGACGCTGCTGAAGCCGAAGCACAGCGCCGTCTTGAGTCCGGTAAAGAGATCGCCGGTATCAAGATGGTGGCTGGCAAGGGTGCTCGTGCATGGGCACTCGATGAAGAAGGTACTGCTGCTGTCTTGAAGAAGATGGGACTCGGCAAGGGTGATATGTACCCAGTGTCACTAGTGAGTGTTGCCCAGGCTGAGAAGGCCATCAAACAGAAGGCTGCTGAGAAGGGTAAAGACCCTGAGAAGCAGTTGAAGATGCTCAACGCTGAGTATGTGAAAAAACCACTGGTAAGCCCACTTTGGCGCTTGCTTCTGACCCACGGCCTGCTATAGTGGTGAGTGCTGCCCCTCTGTTTACAGCAGTGGAAGCAGTACCTAGCTGGCTCTCTTAACTTGTAACTTTAAGGACTTTTCTATCATGGCTGAAATTCTATTTGGCACCAGTGCTCGTCTCTCATTCCCTAAGATCGTCGAACCCGCTGCCTCTACCGAGGGTGGTGTCAAGAAGTATTCTGGGGACTTCATCTTCGCACCAGACTCCGACTTCGTTAAGCAGTTCGGTCAAGCCTACTCCACCATCGCACAAGAGAAGTGGAAAGAACACGCCAGTGCTGTCATGCAGATGATCCAGTCTGATCGCAAGCTTCGCTGCTTCGGCAACGGTGCTGAGAAGATCAATAAGAAGACCTTCAAGCCCTATGATGGCTACGAGGGTCAGTTCTATGTGAGTGCGAACAATGAGAGCGCACCCCAGATGATCAATGCTGACGGTAGCCCTGTGGATGCCAGCAATACGATGGCATATCAAGCTATGGCGCGTAAGCTCTATGGTGGCTGCTATGTCAACGTGGCACTCAAGCTCTGGCCCCAAGATAACAAGCATGGGCGTGGTATCCGTTGCGAACTGGTGGCGATCCAGTTTGCTGCTGACGGTGAAGCCTTCGGCGAAGCTGCACCTGATGCTTCCGGCTTCTTCAAGCCCGTAGCCGCCGCTAACTTGGGTGCTAACCCGTTCGGTGCTGTTGCAGCACCCGCTGCTCCTGCTGGCTTACCCAGCTTCTTCAGCTAATCCGATCAGGGCACCCCACCCGTATCACTAACCCGATACAGCTAAAGTAGGGTGTGGGTGCCCTTCCTATTACAACAACTCTTTCAATGGAGGTTGCGGAGCTATGTCTAAAGGTTTTAAACATGGACTTAAGGGAACACCAGAGTACAACGCATGGGTAGGAATGCGACAGCGATGTAATAACCCTCACGGGCATGATCGTTATTACTACGCAGGCATCACGGTGTGTGATGAATGGAACGATCCCGTAACGTTTGTGAAGGACATGGGACTAAAACCAAGTCCAACTTACCAATTAGATCGTATCGATAACACCAAAGGATATAGCAAAGAAAACTGCCATTGGGTTGACAAGACACCACAGATGCAGAACACCCGAATCAGCAAGTGGTGGTATGTATACGGCATTCAATATGCCAGTTTGACTGAAGCTGCATCTGCTGTTGGTGTCACTGTGAGTCGAATCAAAGCATGGTGTGAAGGTCGGACAGACGGTGGATATTCCTATCCTCCTAAACCCAACTGCTGGTCGGAAAAGAAATATGTCTGACAGGCTTTCTATAGTGTATGACTTGGAGCTATATCCCAACTGCTTCACCATAGCAGCGGAACACGCTGACTATCCGATGACATGGCAGTTTGAGATCAGCGACTACCGCAATGATGCGGTAGAGATCATCCAGTGGCTGTACTGGATCAAGAAGAACAGTGGTCGTCTTGTCGGGTACAACAACGTGGGCTTTGACTATCCGGTGCTTCACCTGCTGATTCAATCTAACGGTAAGGCTACTGCGGGAGAGTTGTATACCAAGGCTATGCAGATTATTCAAGCGCAGGATGACAACCGACTCGCCCACATGGTCTATCCTAGTGATCGTTTTGTTGAGCAGTTAGACCTGTTCAAAATCTGGCACTTCGATAACCGGGCACGATCCACCAGTCTTAAGGTCTTAGAATTTAATATGAGGATGGATAACGTCAGTGATCTACCGTTCCCCGTTGGCTCTATGCTGAACCAAGAACAGATCAAGCTGCTCAAAGAATACAACGCACATGATGTACGTGCTACCAAGCGGTTCTATCATGAGTCCATGGACCTGATCCACTTCCGTGAGCAGTTGACTGCCAAGCATGGTCGTGACTTCATGAACCATTCGGATGTGAAGATTGGTACTGAAATCTTCCAGATGGAGTTGGAGAAGGCTGGTGTGCAGTGCTATACCTACGGTAAGAGTGGTCGTGAGCCTAAGCAGACCAAGCGTGATGTGATACGTCTTGCCGATGCGATCTTACCTTGGATCAAATTGGAAAGTCCTGAGTTCAACCGCATACACCAGTGGATGTTGCAACAGACTATCAGTGAGACTAAGGGTGTGTTCGAAGATGTCACCGCAAGGTGTTTCGGATTGGAGTTTGTGTTCGGTACTGGTGGTCTTCATGCTGCTGTTACAAACCAGACCATTGAGGCTCGGGATGATCTGGTAATTGAATCGCGTGACGTATCCAGCTACTACCCGAACCTTGCGATCTCCAATAGGTTCTATCCTGAACACTTGGGTGAGAAGTTCTGCGATGTGTATGCGGCACTCTACACACAACGCAAGTCGTATCCAAAAGGTACCGCTGAAAATGCTGCTCTTAAATTGGCACTAAATGGTAGCTTTGGAAAAGCCAATGACAAGTTCAGCATCTTCTACGATCCATTGTTTCTATTGAAGATCACGCTCAACGGTCAGTTGTTGTTGTGTATGCTGATTGAGCAACTGGTGAAGATTCCATCATTACAGATGCTGATGAGCAACACGGATGGCCTTGAATATTCTATTCATCCTGACCACGTTGCTCAGGCTAATGCTGTTTGCAAGTGGTGGTGCGATCTGACAAAACTTGAGCTTGAAGGTTCGCGTTATAGCAAACTATGCATAGCCGATGTCAATAATTACATAGGGATATATGAAAATGATTGATCTGGATATTGATCTTTTGTGCAAGTTATTTGAATATGACCCGACAACTGGTTCTTTTCTGAGAATCGGTTTGTTACACAATAAAAGTAAAGAAATTATTCCATGTCGTAGAGAAATAACTGCAAATACAAAAGGGCATTTGCAAGTAGGAATTGGGAAGAAAGTGTACTATGTTCATCGTGTAATCTGGTTAATGATGACCGGTAATTTCCCCAATGAAATTGACCATATAAATGGGATTAGATCAGACAACCGCTGGGAAAATCTTAGAGAGGTTACCCATCAGGAAAACGCTAAGAACACTGGTATTGGAAGAAATAACACCAGTGGGTTTCTTGGAGTATCTTTCAATAAAGCAACAGGTAAATTTTCAGCATATCTAAAGTCAGATTTAGGTAGAGTACATCTAGGCTCATTTTCTGATCCACATGATGCAAATAATGCAGTGATGATGGCAAGGAAAGAAGAAGGTTATCACCAAAATCACGGAGCAAGACAATCATGGTAAAAGTAAAACGGAAGGGTAAGTATGAATACGATCTTGATTGGCATCAAAATCATAGTGCATTAGTTGTACCAAAAGTAGCCGAGAAGGTACTGGTTGAGGGTTACTCAATCAGGGAAACCATTGAAAAATGGGACAACATTTATGATTTCTTTATGCGGATCAAGGTGACGCGAGGTAGTCGATTAGTCGCTGAAGTTGAAGGCTGCGATGACATTGAACTTGAACGGACTCAACGCTACTATGTTGCTAAGGGTGGTATCCAGATGGTCAAGATCATGCCGCCTCTCGCTAAGAAGCCAGATGTATTTCGCAGGATCGCAGTAGAGAGTGGGTGGAAGGTGTGTCCTTGTAATGACATCAACCATGCCACCTTACCAATTGATTTCAATTACTACATTCAAGAAACGGAGAAGTTATGTCTGAGCGTGATGTGAGTTTCCTAGACATCCAAGTAGCTGGTACACACTACAAGGACCTGCCCATTCAACCAGTGGAGTACATCCACGCCAATGCACTCGGGTACTTCGAGGAAATGTGATCAAGTACATCACCCGCTGGCGCAAGAAGAACGGGATTGTGGACTTGGAGAAGGCCAAACACTACATCGAACTGCTGATTGAGTTTGAAGTGCGTAAGACCCGTGAAGAAGTGGAGAAGCACAATGCTAGAAAAGAAGATTGAGGGGGCTGTGAAACAGTATGCCCGTACCCAAGGCTTCCTTGCGTACAAGTGGGTCAGTCCAGCGCATATCGGTGTACCCGACTGTATCTTGATCAGTCCCAAGGGTGATGTGATCTTCATTGAGTTCAAACAGAAGGGTAAGCTGCCCACACCCATGCAAGCCCGTGAGCACCAGCGCATGATCGCCAATGGTGCCCACGTATATGTGGTCGATGATGTTGATACTGGTCGTGCGATTGTGAACTTATATGCTGAACGTAAAACAGATCACTCGAAATGAATGTGAACCGTTTATCCTTGGTATTCACTACGCAAAACGCTGGCCTTCGATAACTTGGGCATTTGGTCTATTTAAAAATAGCAATCTAGTTGGTGTTGTTACTTACGGCACACCAGCAAGTGCCTCTTTGAGGAAAGGAGTATGTGGTGAACTTTTCTCCGATGATGTGCTTGAACTTAATCGGTTATGTCTAAGAGACAACACTCCAAACCAAGCATCGTTCTTGGTTGGAAGATCACTCAAGATGCTTCCTGAACGAAAGATCATTATTTCTTTTGCTGACACCGATCAGGGTCATATTGGTTACGTTTATCAGGCAACCAATTTTATTTACTGCGGCCTTAGTGCGAAAAGAACTGATTGGAAGTTGAAGGGTAAAGAACATCTACATGGACAAACTGTTGCTGATGAGTTTAGAGGTCAACCCGATAGAGCAAAGTTGATGCGAAATAAGTATGGCGATGATTTCTATCTTGCGCCAAGGAGTAGAAAGCACCGTTACATTTATTTCACTGGTACACCACGAGACCGAAAAGAACTACGGCAAGTGCTTCGATACCAAGTAGAAGATTATCCTAAGAATGAAATACCGGAGTGGCTACGATGAGACAAATAACAGACCTTCACGGGTACCAACAGAAACTGGCAGAGTTTCAATGCTCCCGTCAACACTCGATGTTATGGGTCGATCCAGGGTTGGGAAAAACAGCAACGACCTTAACAAGCATAAACTACCTGCTCACCATCGGGCATATCAAGGCAGTGCTCATCGTGGCACCTATCCGAGTGTGCCGCATGGTATGGCGTCAGGAAGCCCTCAAATGGGCGCATACACAGCACCTGACGTTCAGCATGGTCATGGGAACTAGAGATCAGCGCACAAGAGCGTTGCTGCGTCCTGCTGACATCTACATCATCAACTACGAGAACTTAGGCTGGTTAGCTGACACGATCCACACCTATTTCATCTCCAAGAAACTCCCGCTACCCTTTGACGGTATCGTGTGGGATGAGGTGTCGAAGATGAAGAATAGTGCCACTGATCGGGTCAAGTCAGTCAAGAAGATTCTGCCCGAGATGAAGTGGATCACCGGACTCACCGGTACACCAGCCTCCAACGGCTATAAAGACCTTCATGGGCAGTTTTTAGTGACTGACTGTGGGCAGAGGCTGGGTACGAGTAAAACAGCGTTCAGAACTCGTTTCTATCGCCCCGTAGGACCATATAAAGAAGTAGCCTACGACGATACTGAGTCCACCATCAAGCAGTTGGTCGGTGACATGACCTTGGAGATGAGTGCGGCTGACTACAACCCGCTGCCTGACCTGATAGTCAACGACATAGTGGTGGACATGGAGTCAGAAGTCCGTGCCAAGTACGATGCAATGGAGCGTGAGTTCTTCTTACGTCTTGACAGTGGTGCAGAGAAGGAGATGTTCAATCAGGCATCACTCACTAATGCCTGCCTCCAGTTCAGCAATGGTGCGATCTATCCGGTAGCTGGTGCACCCGAATGGGAGGCAGTGCATGACCACAAGTTAGATGCACTTGAAGACATCATCGAGGAGAGTGCTGGTAAGCCGGTATTCCTTGCATATGCCTATCGCAGTGATGCTGCCAGGATCATGGAGCGATTCAAGGGACTGCGACCTATCAACCTGACCGAGTGCAAGAGCGAACACGCTCTCAAAGTGGCAATGCACTGCTGGAAGACGGGTGACTGCCCACTGATGCTGGCCCACCCTGCTTCGGCTGGACACGGCATTGACGGATTACAGGAGTGCGGGAACACACTCGTGTGGTTTGGACTCAACTGGAGCTTGGAACTCTACGCTCAGTTCAATGGTCGCATTCGTCGCCAGGGTCAGGGTGCGCCAGTGATCTGTCACCGTATCCTCTGCGCCGATACGCTCGATCAGGCTCAGGCACTCGCTCTAGCTGACAAGGCTGACAACGAGTTGAGTCTACGCAAGGCGATCAAAGAATACCGCGAAAATAAATCAAAAAGTTCTTGACAATGCAATAAACCTTGTTATCATTCACTTACCAACTAACGGAGTGAGAGATGAATGAAGCGATGATGAGTGCACTGAAGAACTGGCGAGACTTGAATGATGTCTTGACCACGTTCACTGAGAACGAGATGGCTGAGATGCTGGAGTATGAGTTGAACCACGAGAACCGTAAGACGTTCGTGGAGCGACTGCACCAGCGGTTCACTACTCTACGTATGACTCGCGAGCGTGATCTGCTGATGGACCAACATAAGGGAGCATGAGATGAGCAAGATTAAAGACGCATTCTGGGATGAGATTTGCGATATGGATAGACTGTGTCTACCACGTTATGTGAAGATGGAGCCACAGACGCCCGTGGAGAAGATGAAGTCATACTTGGGTAAGAACTGGGTACTGCACCCCGAGTATCAGTTCCGCCCACGCCACTCCAACGATGTGACCATCTGGCAGAAGCACTCGGTATTGTCTGAGGTTCGTGCTGCTGCTGTGGCTGCTGGGAGATTATCGTGAAATACTGTAATGGTGATTGTCGCCAAGGTAGAGACTGCGACTGTGGTGAACCCTTTGCGTTCAGTGGACTCGATATGGTGATTGCAGCACTGATTGTGATCTTCGCATGGTCTTGCTATGCGTTCCTTTTGCAGAGTTATCTATGATCTGCTCATGCTGCGGCGAAGACAAGCTCCTTACCTGTTTCAGCCACTCGGGTAGAACAAAGAGTCGTGCCAAGCATTGCAAAGAGTGCGGTGTGTGGCTCACGCTTCTACGTCAGGTTTTCGGACCTACACGGAACTGGGAAGCCAATCGCAAGAAGGTAGCAGCGCGTAAGCGGCTACTGAGAGCACAGCAACCACCCAAGCCACCAAAGGTGAAGAAGCCACGGGTGAGGAAAGTGAAAGCACCACGAACTAAAGAAAGAACTGTCTATGCGTATGCGTATCGCACTATTCTTGCTGACGCTCCTTGGCCTTATCGGAGCACCGCTGGTGGTGCTTGTGTACTTGTTTCAGAAGACAACGGGGCTTTGGTATGACTGAGTACACATTCACAGACATTAACCCAAAGTACGCAAGAGGCTACCGACTCGGTGGGGTCTTTGGTCTACTGATTCAATTGAAAACTAAGCCAGTGTGGCTGCACCGCAAGATGATGCTGTGGTGCTTTGGATGGGAGTGGATTGATGACTAAAGCACTTGAACTGGCCGATCAACTACTTCACGTACACGGACACACGCTTGCTATTGAAGCAGCCGCCGAGCTTCGCCGCCTTGATGCTGCGAACAAG